CCTGCCATTCTAGCTCTAACAAAGTCCCTGTGGGTGGGTATTCTACTTACGTAGTACGCCCCACACCTCTGGTTCGTTGTAGTAGAGAATACGGCTGCCCGTAGACTCTTCACTAGTTTAGGTAAAAATGACCTGTCTATTAGTGACCTGCACAGTTTTTCTGCATATGCCCTAACTCCCGGAAAGGACTTGTTCTTATCTTCCTCTATTCTCTCAGAGACAGAAGTCTGTTTTTCTTCTACCAATATTTCATGACTCAAGCTCTTTTGACTTATTTCGTCACTAAGCCCGCCCAGTGACGTATGTGTAACTGCTATTGTATACAATGTATTATAATCAGTGTCCCAGACATCAGCTGTGTGTTGTAGTTGCGTATACAGAATACTTTCTATAACATGTTTGTCACCACCACGTTCTAATATTTCAGATGCGCGGTCCAATTGCGATTTAAGGTAAGCTCTCAAGTTGTTTGGCAATGCCGACTCAGTCGGACCATGAACAAAAGTTGCCACAGATCTAGCCAGGTACTGGCTAGACGTCTTTGCTCTGTGATCAACACGTAAAAACTCAGCTATGGCGCCGAGGAAACACTTAGTCTTTTGAAACCTAATATTATATATTTTTGCACGGTGTTCGAGAGTTACTATCTGTTTCATATTCTTCACGGACATTAATACGTCATCACCATTATGCGTACTCACCACATTCAACCCGTCTAGACATAAATCAGTATAAATTTGATTAAGTATAGTATTCATTACAGTAGTGAATCGCCAACCGGATAGTAAGGTCCCACTAGCCTTATACTGTGAGTTATTAACTACATCGTTAATGTAACACTCATCCAATGAACGTATTACCCAACCCAATGCTGTTATCTGGTCTGGTACCATATCGTTACTAAACACCGAATGATAAGCACGGAGCACTGCTTGCATGCTACTGTTACTATGTTGAGAATTAAAGTCTTCAAAGTCAAAACAAAAAGGAGTGCCGTTAGACAGAACCTGCTGTACCGTCTTGGCTACGCTCTCTTCGTTGGCAGATTGTCCTATTGGGAACTTTTCTGACAGCATCTCTTCAATATTGGGCATACAGTATCCTGCCATAATAAAGCTAGTAGCATCTACCCCGTAGATAGCCCTCTGCTTACCCCATTCATACTTGGTTGAAGACCATGCCACCATTTCCGCCTTGCGCCTTGAAAACTTCGAGAATGGGTATGCCGGCATACGGTTGAAAGAATAGAACTTGTGCTTTAACGACCGATCACTTGCAATATACTCTTTGTCCTCTTCATATTGAGAGTGATATGCTCCAGTAGGCGACCAGGCCCACCGCATAGCCCAATAGTCTTCCCATAAGGTTCTCTTGGGTTTAGCACCTCTATCACGGATTTGCTGGAATAGTAGTACAGCCTTAGAAAACACTTCAGCTTCATTAACATTACATAAGTTAGGGTTGGTCCTATTTTCACGTTCCTGTGACCAGTTCACAGCCCCTAAACCTCTATTAACCAAAACTTCAAATTCAAAAAAAGGAGTTAAGTCAATACTAACATTATTTTGAAGAGCTTTGAGCCTGAGAGAAAATTCATCTTTAATTTTCTTAGCAAACTGTTCTATACTTTGAAATTTCCATGTCCAGATGGAACTTTTTGAAATTAAATCCGCAATATGCTCAGGTAAACTAGCAGTCCAAGTAAGTAACCCAACGAAGAGCGCTTCTTGCATACCCAAGCTACTTAAGGTATTAATTAGCTGTAGAATCCAGGTCCTGCCCTTTGCTGTAAAAAAGTCTAATCCAAGTTTTCTCACTTCATAGATAGAGACATGTCTGAGGTGCGCCGAAGATACTCGAGATGTCGGAGGTTCAGCAGACCCATCAAGCCACCTCTTTACTAAAGAATTGGGTCTATATACGTAATTAACTTTTCTATCACCAGCGTGTGTCAGATATAGAGCATATCTAAGTATCTCACCCCTAGTTACATAGCCGTATGAGAAAAGGTTAGGACCAAATTGAATCCTAGACAGCCTCAGGTTGTGAGGTTCATTTAAACATCGAAAATCGTAATTATTATCAAGATAGAGTAATGTAATATTTAGACCAAATACTGGTTGACATAATAAAGGTATGGACACACCCTCTAAATTATAATGGTAAGTCCCTGTTATACATACACCAGGTATAATATCATACAAATTGTGTGTTGAATAGTCGAAAGGTACAGAAATGATTGAGTGATCAGTAATGATTACTGATGTTGGGAAAGATATATTCTTAAAAGAGTGCCTATTCCTGAATTTTTGTCTATTAGCTACCCTCGTATCACCTAAAGTTCCAGACGATAGATTGATGGTTCCAGTCACTTGGACTCGGTTTTCAAAAGATGCGTCGGACTTACCAAGCCTGCTTGTGCCATCAGGTGTTGAGATATCAACGCCAACAGTATCTAGCCTAGCTAGATCCCTTTTTGTCATTCCTGTCCCGCAGGAGTCAATGACTGATCGCCAGTCGATGTTGTCGGTGGTTCGCCAGGAACCTCCTCTCTCAAGTCTAACT